ACTGAGGTGGGCGCATAAAACGATACCTGATGAGTGGCTCGCAGAATAGTGAGCATGGGCTGCCCTTAACCGGGTGGCCTTTTTTTTAATTTTTGAGGGGAAATGAAAATGGAAGCTCCACAAAGTTCCACTGAGAACACATTTATTAAACATGTGCCGTGCGATGAGTGCGGTAGCAAAGATAACAACGCTCTGTATTCCGATGACAGTACCTGGTGTTTCGGATGCGAGCATTACGTCCCAGGTGATGGCACTGAGGATACCCAGCCAGCAAAGGTAAACTCAGGACTACTACCAGGTACTTATGCTGCACTGTCAGCTCGGCGTATAACTGAAGAAACCTGCAGAAAGTTCGACTACCAGATCGGGACAGATGGTAAACGCCCGGTACAGATTGCTAACTACCGAGATGAGTCAGGCCAAGTGTCTGCACAAAAGATTCGGGATGCTGACAAGAACTTTAAGATTCTTGGTGATGGCAAAGCCATGCAGCTGTTCGGCCAGCACCTATGGACTAGTGGTCGCAAGATCGTCATCTGCGAAGGCGAAATAGACACCCTGACAGTCTCCCAGGTCCAAGGTAATAAGTGGCCTACTGTTGGTCTACCCCTGGGCGCCCAAAGCGGTAAGAAGGCACTACTTAAAGCCTGGGACTACCTCCTTGAGTTCGAGGAGATAGTACTGATGTTCGACCAGGATGACGCTGGTAAGAAAGCTGCATTGGACTGTGCCGAGGCTCTCCCAGTAGGCAGAGTAAAGATAGCTACCTTGCCAGAGAAAGATGCTAACGAGTGCCTAAAGAAAGGGCTCGAGAAAGAGATCATCAATGCAATCTGGAGAGCCAAAGAGTGGAAGCCTGAAGGTATTGTCAGTGCTAGTTCACTTCGAGACGTCATTGGTGAAAAAGACGAGCTGTCTACTATTGCCTACCCGTTCACCAAGTTAAACGAGATCACCAAGGGCATACGCCCTGCCACCCTAGTCACCATATGTGCCGGTAGTGGTGTGGGTAAGTCTACCTTTGTTACTGAGATTGCATATGCCCTACAGCAGTCCGGGCAGAAGGTTGGAATGCTGATGCTTGAGGAGACAAACAAACGCACAGTCCAAGGACTAATTGCTGTTCACATGAACACAAACTTTGTGCAGCAGGGAGATCTAGCTACCAGGGAACAGATAGAGAAAAGCCATGATGACCTTTTTAAAGACACAGAGATTGAACTGTGGGATCACTTTGGTAGCTCAAGCCTAGATGTTGTTGTAAATCGGATTCAGTACATGGTCCGAGCCACTGGTTGTCAGCACATAGTTTTAGACCATATTTCAATACTGGTCAGCGGGTTAACTGGTGAGGTATCTGATGAGAGAAGGCTCATTGACCTGATTATGCACAAACTAAGAACCACTGTGCAGGAGCTAGGCATAACCCTGTTCTTGGTTAGTCACCTAAAGAGACCCCAGGGCATTGGCCACGAAGCAGGTGCCAAAGTGGAGCTATCACAGCTCCGAGGTTCTCACTCAATTGCCCAACTTGCTGATGCTTGCATAGGGCTACAAGTTAACCCTGAAGACCCAAGTGATGACACTCGAGAGATTGTAGTTCTCAAAAACCGATTCACAGGCCAAGTAGGTTTTGCTGGCCGTCTGAAGTACCACCGATCCCAAGCTCGACTGCTCGAGATTTCGGATATGGATTCTAAATTTTAAATAGAGAGGATATTTATCATGATAAATCATGAAGAGAGCTTCCTGGAGTTTCACCAGGCCAACCCCCACGTTTACGAGCTGTTCAAAAAGTATTGTAACGCCGCAGTAAAAGCTGGACGTAGTAACTATTCAGTGTCTTCAATTTTTGAACGCATAAGGTGGTTCCAAGACATTGAGACCCGAGATGATTTAGGTTTCAAACTGAACAACAATCACCGGGCTTATTACGCCAGGATGTACCAGCTACAGCATCCTAATAGAGTTGGGTTTTTTAGGACCAGGACTCTGACATCAAAGCGCCTGCCCTATACCCAAAGTGTCCTTAGTAGTTCAACGCAAATGGAGCTACCGTCATGTCACTGATCTTTGATCTGGAGACCAACGGCCTCCTGGACCAGTTGGACACCATCCACTGCATTGGGATCTTAGATACAGAGAGCAGCGAAGGTGCTCAGGTCTACCACGGCGAGGACATCCCTGGTCAACTTGAGAGGCTATCCAAAGCCGATGAGATCATCGGTCACAACATCATTGGATTTGACCTACACGCTATCAAGAAGGTCTACCCAGAGTGGACCTACCAGGGCAAAGCCACAGACACCCTAGTGCTCTCTCAGCTATTCCACGCTGACCTAATATCAGAGGACTCCGCTAAGGTAAACGCAGCTGAGGTGTTGCCAAGGAACCTCTGGGGGCGCCATTCACTGAAATCCTGGGGCATGAGAATGGGCACCATGAAGGGTGACTATGACGGCGGCTGGGAGGAGCTCAATGATGACATGCTGGTCTACTGTAAACAGGATGTGACGGTCACCTACCTGCTCTATAAGAAGCTAATGGTTGACAGTGAGATCTTCAGCACCCGGTCTATTGAACTGGAACATGAGATGGCCGATGTGTGTGACCGTATTGGCAACAATGGGTGGACCTTCGACACTGTCGCTGCTGGCGAACTCTATGCTGACCTGGCACAGAAAAGATCTAACTTGGAACGTGAACTAGCAGTACTGTTTGAGCCGTGGGAGATACACACCCAGATCATTCCTAAGCGCGACAACAAGACCCTAGGCTATGTCAAAGGCGAGCCGTTTACTAAGGTCAAGGTCGTTGAGTTTAACCCAGGTAGCCGCAAGCACATCCAGTACTGTTTACAACAGAAGTACAGCTGGAAGCCTAAAGAGTTTACGCCTAGCGGTGATGCCAAAGTAGACGAAGCAGTACTAAGCAAGCTCGAGTACCCAGAAGCCAAGAAACTGGCAATGATGTTTCTACTGACCAAGCGCATCGCTGCATTAGCAGAAGGCAACCAGGCATGGCTCAAGCTGTGTGACCTGGACGGCAAACTCAGGCACAGGATCATACCTGGTGGAACAGTGTCAGGTAGAGCCAGCCACCGATCACCTAACCTAGCCCAGGTACCCAGTACCCGGTCAGCCTATGGCCGTGAGTGCCGTGACCTATTCACAGCACCCCCAGGTTGGGTTATCTGTGGTTCGGATCTGTCTGGTATCGAACTCAGGTGCCTAGCGCATTACCTCGATGACGGGGGTGAGTACGCCAAGCAGATTCTCGAGGGAGACATCCACACGTTTAACCAAAAGGCTGCGGGACTCGCTACTCGGGACTTGGCTAAGACATTTATCTACAGCGTTCTATATGGCGGCGGTGATGGGCTCATAGGTTCTATCGTTGGTGGCAAAGCCAAAGACGGTAAACGCCTCAAAGCAGCATTCGACCAATCAATACCTGCGTTCAAATCACTTAAGAGCGAACTACTTAGGGCCTACAAACGTGGCTACCTCAAGGGACTTGATGGCCGTGCTTTAAGTGTCCGCAGTGAACACAGATGCCTAAGTCAGCTACTCCAGTCAGCTGGGGCAATCATATGTAAAGAGTGGGTCAGGTTAATTGACCAGGAACTAACCAAGGTAGGCAGTAAGGCATACATCATGGGTTGGATACATGACGAAGTGCAGATCGCCTGCCCTAACGAAAAGGAAGGAAATTATGTCGGTGACATCACTAGACGAATGGCGAAAGAAGCAGGAATTACTCTCAAAGTCGAAATCGACATCGAAGCAGAATATCAACTGGGGCGAACTTGGTCTGACACCCACTGATACTACTAACAATTTTGAGGACAGCCTGGACCAGATAATTGCAGTATGGATTGTCTTGGACCGTGGCTGGCGCAGCCCATTCAAAATCAAAAGTAACTTTGCTAGAGAGTCAGCAATGCACGTTGCCATCTGTGCATCAGAAGGATTAATCACCACGGCCCTAGAGCAAGACACCTGGGGAGATCGCTGGATAATTACCGAAGACGGTAGAGATTTTAAGGAGGAACTAGATGAACGTATTAGACAACTTATGTCCTAAAGAACTAAACATCCTGGTCGATGCTGACCTGTATTTATTCCAAGCCACTGTGGCGTCCGAGGAGACCATATGCTGGGACATAGATACAGACATATGGTCGCTTAGAGCAGACCTAAAGAAGGCTAAGAAGGCGTTTACAGAGCGTCTAGAGGGGTTCAAGGAGCGCCTCGATGGAGAGAACTTAGTCCTATGTTTTACCACAGGTAGTAACTTCAGAAAGACAGTGTACGAGCCTTACAAAAGCAACAGGAAGAAGGTCAGGAAACCAGTGGGATATGCCCACATGGTGACCTGGGCAATGGAGCACTGGACCTCAACTATTGTGGATACCCTAGAGGCCGATGACATCATGGGAATACTCCAGTCAGCCCCAGGTTATCCAACGGTGGTGGTGAGCGATGACAAGGATCTCCTAGGTGTTCCAGGCACTGTTTATCGCCCAATGAAGGACGAGCTCATCGATGTGTCACTAGCTGAAGCAGACGCCTGGTTCTTAAAGCAGTGTCTTATGGGGGACGCCACAGACGGCTACAAAGGCTGCCCTGGGATGGGTCCAAAGACTGCCGAGAGGGCTTTAGGTAATCATGGGTCTTGGGAACAGGTTGCCTATGCATACAGTGTCGCCGGGTTCACCAGGGAATATGCCCTCGCCCAATCACGTTGCGCCAGGATACTCAGGTGGGAAGACTGGGACCAGGACACACAACAACTCAAGCTGTGGGAGCCATAGAATGCTTATTGATAAACGATCAGTGATTACCGGGGTAGTCAATCAGATGGACCTCGGTGTCACATATGACGAACTAAAGCGTCACCAAGATGGCGAACTGGCACACAACGTATGGCCCATGCTCCTGCCAAGTCAGCGTGAGTTCCTAATCTCAGGCATCACACCAGAAGAGTGGCTGGATGTAATGGGCTGCGAGGACTGTGACGAATGATGCTGACTACGAGAGACCTAAGATGGGCCAATGGGACTGCCAGTCATCCCAAGGCAGCCTATGACCTACAGCTATGCTGCCTGGAAGAAGCGGTACCAAAATGCCGCTGCCTGGTAGGAGAAGGTAGCAATAGAAATAAGTTTAAACCATGCACCAAATGTGGACTGAGGATAAGAGTATGAGTATTAATGAAGCAACACCAGCAGACTGGGACCGCCTACGCACAGCTCACCCAGCGGTAGAGAAGGAATCAAAGATTAATCCAGAGCTCCTCGATAAGTACATAGCCCTTGCTGACGAAGAGCAGCGCCAGATCGACTTTAACAAGTTACTGCGGGACGAAGAGGAAGATGTGGTTAACAATCCAGACCACTACAACACAGGCAACATAGAGTGTATTGAAGCCATAGAGGAGTCCATGACCCCTGAAGCATTCAAAGGCTACCTCAAGGGCAACTCAATGAAGTACCTCTGGCGCTATGAGTACAAAGGTAAGCAGGTAGAAGACCTACAGAAATGTCAGTGGTATCTAGCACGACTGACACATGTGGTGTTTGATAAAGACTAAAAGGAATGGGCAATGGAGGGCACCGGCATCCTGTGTCGCTACAACAAGGCAGCTAAGATTACACAGTGTCCCTCCATCACCACAACTGGTTTTGCACCATTGAGGTGCGGACTATGCGCCAATGAAACACTAATAACAACAGTACATGAGACAAAGCGTTACTGATAAACGACAGGAAAAACAACGGACATAACCCCCAAATACACCCATAAATAGAAGTGTCCACCCATTAGGATAGTACATGGGGTCACGCCGCCGCGGGAATGAAGACCCAGTGACAGCAGACCGATGTCAAACACAACTAATTGTTTCCTGAGTGGGAATCACAGTGTCCCTCCACTGCCCACTCGGGAACTTATGTATCACATGTTAACTATAGCCAATCAGTTTAGGTCAGTAGGTGGTAATGCATAACTACCCTTAATGATTAGTGTAGATAACTACAGACAACACTAGACAACACTTAGTCCTTTGTCCTTAGTGACTAGTGTACAGGTACTGTGGTCTATCCGGCCAACCTAGGTTAACTATGGCCAGATATGTGTCCACATATGTTTCTTATAGTAGACATGTGCCGTCATGTGTTTCTTATAGTAGACATGTGTCTACCTGTGTTGACTAAGGTAGGACATGTGTTGAC